CGAAGTAGAAACAAAGAACATGAGCAAGCGACAAATTGCTCAAGAATACGAATGCAACTTTAATACTTCTGGCGACACTGTTGTCCATCCAGATGATATTATGCGTATTAAAGGGATGATTACAGATCCAGTTCATCGTGTTGGATTTGATAGAAATACTTGGATTTGGGAAGAACCGAAAGATGAAAACACATATTTATTGGTTGCCGATGTGGCAAGAGGCGATGGTGCTGATTCTAGCACATTTCATGTCTTTAAATTAGAAACAATGGAAATAATATGCGAATACAAAGGAAAGCCAACTCCTGATATTTTTGCTGAAATAATTTATACAACTGGCTTGCAGTATAATACTGCGATGGTTGTAATAGAAAACAATTCTGTTGGCTTCCATGTATTGGAAAAATTAAAAGATCGAGGATACTCCAATGTATATCACTCCAAAAAAGGCACACATCAATATGTTGAGCAATATGCAGCTGAAGGCAATTCAGCAGTAGTTCCAGGTTTTACTACCTCAATGAAAACCAGACCTTTGATTATTGCCAAGTTCGAAGAGTTTATAAGAAATAAAGTTTTAACTATTTATTCTAGAAGATTGGCAAACGAATTGGACACTTTTATTTGGAAGAATGGGAGACCAGAAGCTCAAAGAAGTTATAATGATGATTTGATTATGGCCTGCGCAATTGGCTGTTGGGTTAGGGATACTGCAATTATTGAAAATAAAAGGGATATTGAGTATAAAAAAGCATTTTTAAATGCTATAATAACTACTAAAACCACTTTAGACACAAGAGCCCCTGGCCAAGCAAAGCCAAGTATGCAAGATAGAATGTTTGATGAGCGTCAAAAAATGAAAGAACTTGGTTGGATATTTAAAGGATAAACAATGGCTGATAATAAAACTACTAAAAATCCCGACTCACCGTTATTTAAAAGACTAACACGTCTCTTCTCAGGTCCAATAATTAACTACCGAACACAGAATACAAGACAACTTCGTCGTCGTAGGCTGGATAAATACGCAAGAACTTTTCAAGATGTAGCGGGCCAAAAGTTTGAACGAGCAGGTTACAACCCATTAGATAATTTTTCTTCTTACAACATGGACACTCAAAGTCGTCTTACTCGTTATTCTGATTTTGACCAGATGGAGTATATGCCAGAATTAGCATCGTCTTTAGACATCTATGCTGATGAAATGACCACATTTAATGTTTATAATAGAATGTTAAGAATTCAATGTCCTGACGAAGAAATCAAACAGATTTTAGAAACATTGTATTATCAAATACTTAATATAGAATTTAATCTTTTTGGTTGGTCTCGGACAATGTGTAAGTATGGCGATTTTTATCTCTATTTAGATATTGATCCAGACATTGGTATAAAGAATGCTATTGGGTTACCAGTTCGCGATATTGAAAGGATAGAAGGTCAAGATAAAAACAATCCTAATTACGTACAGTTTCAGTGGAACAGCGCCGGCGTAACGTTTGAAAATTGGCAAATTGCTCATTTCAGAGTTCTTGGAAATGATAAGCATGCNCCATACGGCACATCTGTATTAGACCCAGCCAGAAGAATTTGGAGACAGTTGACGCTTTTAGAAGATGCGATGATGGCTTATCGTATTGTCCGCGCCCCGGAAAGAAGAGTATTTTATGTTGATGTCGGTAATATTCCGCCTCAAGACGTAGAACAATTTATGCAACGCTTTATTACGTCAATGAAACGCAATCAGATTGTAGATCCAGATACTGGACGTGTCGACTTACGTTATAATCCAATGTCTGTTGAAGAAGATTATTTTATTCCTGTTCGCGGTGATGTAAAAACAGAGATCCAATCGCTTGCCGGCGGCTCATACGCCGGCGACATTGACGACGTTAAATATATGCGCGACAAGTTGTTTGCGGCAGTAAAGATCCCACAAACCTATCTTATCAGAGGCGAAGGCGGCGAAGAAGATAAGGGCGCCCTAGCCCAAAAAGATATTCGCTTCTCGCGAACTGTTCAAAGATTACAACGTTCTATAGTATCAGAACTGGAAAAAATAGCGACTATTCATCTTTATACATTAGGCTTTAGAGGCGACGACCTCATCAATTTCAGCTTAAGATTAAATAACCCATCTAAAATATCCGAACTACAAGAGCTGGAAACTTGGGACAAGAAGTTTGCTGTGGCCAGCACAGCGACCGAAGGATACTTTTCCAAGCGTTGGATTGCTCAAAACTTGTTCGACATATCAGATGAAGAGTTCTTGCGTAATCAGCGTGAACTGTTTTANGATCGTAAGATCGCCACACAACTNGATCANGTTGCNGAAGAAGAAGCTGCTNGNAGCANCCGGCGGCTTAGGAGGTGAGTTTGGCGGTGACGAATTCGGTGGCGATCTTGGCGGTGACGAGTTTGGCGGTGAAGAGCTAGGCGGTGAAGAATTGGGCGGTGAAGAGCTAGGCGGCGTAGAGCTAGGCGGTGAAGAAGAACCAGGAGGAGAAGCTCTTTTAGGAGCACCAGATATGCCAGCTGGTAAACGNGATGATAAACCAGGCTGGAATAGGCCGGATGTTTGGATGGACAAAGAAGGAAGAACAACAACTAAAAAATCCAAACACAAGATGTATAGACCAGTAAAACACGACAAGCGAAAGAGTGCAGGCCCACGATCACGCCAAATGAAAGCACTTTCTGGTCACGAAATGGCCAGAATGCCTTCTCGTCAAGTAAGAATGAACTTGCCAGCAGGCGCAAAAGAATTGCTTGGCCTGGGTAATGGCATTTTTGAGAATAAAGAAACTAATTATGACAAAGAAGAAAAAGAAATATTTGAGGTTAAAGAAGAAGTGAAGAAGATTTTTGAAGATTTGGAGCGCAAATAATGATTAAGCACAATAAAAAAAGAAACACTGCCTTTATTTATGAAGCTCTGGTAAGAGAAGTTGTAAAACAGTCAATCAGTCAGGACAGTGCTAAAAGAGATGTTGTTATTGTGATTATCAAGGAAAGCTTCCCAAAAGGCTCTCAACTAAAAAAAGAACTTGAACTCTACAAAACTCTTTTAGAAACTAAAAATCTAAATGAAAGAATCGCTGAAAAATTAATATTTGAAGTAGTCAAGCAACATAAGACAATAAATCAAAAGCAGTTATTTAAAGAGCAAAGCATTGTTATTTCAAAAATCAACAAACAGATATCTAAAAGCGTCTTTAATAACTTTGTGCCAAATTATAAAAACCTAGCTACGGTAGCACAAATGTTCGGCAATATTGAAAGCCCGAAGGCCAAAGTCTTATTGGAAACAAAACTTATCAGGCGCCTCGTAGAAAAGCAGCAAAAGAAATCAGGCCGTGCTAAGGTTCCGAGTTTGGTCGTAAATACTTTCATTAAAAGATTTAACAACACTTATGGTAGCCTCTTACAAGAACAGAAAGAATTATTAACTAAGTATGTTTCTTCTTTTCAAGATAATGGTACAGAATTCGCGTTTTATATCAATGAAGAAGTTGATAGATTAAAGTCGCTCATTAATGAATCTTTTAATATGGACGAGATAAGACAAGACAATGTGCTAAAAGAAAAACTTACAACAGTGTTAAATCTTTTAGAGAATTTTAATAAAAAGCCTTTGGACAAAGAGAGGATCCTTCAAATCATGAAGATTCAAAATCTAACACAAGAGTTACAAAGCTAATGCCTGACTTTACACTAATAGTAGACAAGGCTGATGCGATTGTTAACTTAAAGGCGCGCAAAACAATTGCCGGCGACGTAATGATTTATGACCATCCGGAAATTGATATTGTAGTTTCTCCAAAACGCAATAAGATATTTGCGCTAGCTAAGAAAGAATATGGCGATCACGTATACGCTACGCAGTCCAGAATGTTTGAATATCTTTCTAAAAGAGGAGTTGTAGATTCAGCTTTAATAAGAGGCGGCAATGTTTTTGGCTCTTTAGAAGCTCCTGTATTAGTAGCGGAAGATACACAGAAAGAGAAAGTCGATCCTTTACAGATTGCAATATATTCAATTGCCAAGTTTTTACAAGACGAGGCCCCGGCTGTTAAAGGCTATAAAGAATACGAACGAGACTTCGACAAACAACTGACAGAACCAGAAGACGAAGACACCACCGCTCTTGGTAAAATTCCACACGAACCAAGACAAGGCACGAACAATACATATCCAGGCTCAACCGCAGCTTATGGAATGGTTGGCTACTATTACGAGGAATAAATGGATTTATTATATTTTGTCTTATCTGCGTATGGACTAACGCAGATTATCACTTGCGGATCTATATTTGATAGAATTAGACCTTCAAAAAATTGGCTGTATGGGTTTGGAAAACTATTTCATTGTCCTATGTGTATGGGCTTTTGGACTGGTCTGTTTTTATTTGGAATAAATGGATATACAGAACTATTTACTTTTGAATATAGAATCGCTAATGCGCTTATTTTGGGATGTCTAAGTTCTGGAACTTCCTATTTGTTAAGCGTGTTAGTTAATGATTTTGGTCTAAAATTAAATCATAGGAGCGAAAATGAATAATTTATGGACATTAAAATGGAAATTACAACCAGTTCGGAGATGCTGCAGCGGNTCTNATATCNNGCGGGTCGCGCCCGCTATAAGGAAATAAAATGGTTAAGAAACAACTTCTACGAGAATTTTATGAACTTAAATGCGACGACC